AAATCTACTTTATTTTTCACTCTTGATCTCCTTTGTTCTTATATTTTTCCCCAAATATATCGTACATTGATTTTGAATTATCTGCTACGGTGTGATACTTCTTATGTAAAATAGTGGCAAGTGTAATCTATATTCCTAAATAAAGAAATACTAAAATAAGGGATCAGACAACAGAGTATATCTGGAGTCTGGTCTTTTTTGAGTGTTTCTATTTAATCATTAAGGTGGCATATATCAGCTACAAATAGCGGATGCTGGCACTCTGAAAACTCGTTCCTTTCAGTTATGATAGTTGCAGGCTTGAGAAAGCCAGAACAATTTAATAGGACACGCATACATCTGATTTTATTTTCGCCTTTATCCGTAAATCTTTATGGTTTCTGGGTAGGGGTGGCAGAAACCCATTTCGTGCGATGAAGCTCCTCGATACGGATTACTGTGCTGACAAGTCTTTGAACTGTTTATCGGTTGTGGTGGTCTTGTATTGTGCCTGTGAAGGTTCTAAGCAGAGGTTTGTGCCTACCGGACGTGGCAGCCGGAGATAATGAGATAGAACAGCACCGGAATTTCAGCGAAACGCATTTTCCGGGAGTGGCTCCCTGTAGATTCCGTCTGGTTGGGCATGATGGAGGTGCAGTGTGGGATTGCCGTCCCAATGTATGTTGCCCGGCTGGGGGTGCTGTCAAGTGGCAGCTAGGAGAATAGCGGCTTTTGCTGCTGTTCTCTGACATGATAAAAGCTGCTAAAAAATGGATTATTATGAAGCTATCTTTTGAGATAAGGGAGCGGCAGATTCGTTTCATTATCTCAGGAGATAACAGCCGGCATATCTTTCTGTAATAATCTAAGAAAGAGCAGGTACAAAGATATGTGCAAGATAGGAATTATGTTAGGCACAGCCGGGGAGAATCTTTCTTCGGCTATTTTATTTATGAACTCCAACAAATCGGAGAAGAACATCCGTAAAAAGGTTGACAAGACCAGAGAGAAGTGTCTCTCGCATGGAATTATCTTAGGACATGATGTAGTTATTTGCAAAGGACCGGACAGGGATGTTGACCGTGATGCAGTCAATCTTTTGATTTCCTTTTTGATGACCGGACAGTATGACGTGGTGGCGGTGGACAAGCTGACAGATTTAACGGAAGATGTATCCGATATGGAGGAGCTTATGAAGGATGCCGCTAAGATTAGTGTCGGGTTCCTTGAATTATCCACAATGGACTGTTATGAATACAAGGATGTAAAGCCTGCCCCTGACAATATTATTCCGATATGGGACGGAGGCACAGGCTGCTGATGAAGATCAGACGAGGAGACATACTTTATGCGGATTTGGGTGGTCAGTATCAGGGAAGTATGCAGAGAGGTATGCGACCTGTGGTTGTTGTCAGCAATAACATGGCAAACAAGCACAGTACCGTAATCACGGTAGTACCTCTCTCTACCAAAATCTTTAAAAAGAAAAACCTTCCCACTCATGTATTCGTATCGGCATACCGGGCAGAGGGACTGGAACAGCACAGCATAGCCCTCTGTGAACAGGTGACTGCCCTTGATTATGGCAGGATTATTGAGAACATGGGAAAGGTTGACGAGGAAACCCTTGCAAGGATCACCGAGGCGGTGCAGGTACAGGTGGGGGTATATGATAAGTATAACGGATAAAAAGAGTAAAGCCGGGCGCAGTGTCCCGGCTTTTTACATACAGAGGTTTGTATGTCATAGGACAATCTGCAAATTGAATAGAATTAAACAAACAGAAGATAGGAGAACTAAAGTGTTAGATATATCAGAGGAAAAACTTGATGCAATGACGGCTGTGGATATTCGGACTGTGGATATAAACACGCTGACAGATATTCGGGATATCAAAATTGACACAAAACTACCCGTAGAAGAAAAACTGGCTTCTTTTGCAAGACAGACAAATAATATCTATGTCCATCGTATGGGAGACTATGTGATTAAGGTCAGATTTCAAAAGGAGGGAGCGAGTATAGACGACAAGATGGAGGAATACCTACGGCATTTAGCAGAAATTCACATATAGCGTATTTGTGATAAAAATTGAAAAAGCCTTGAAAGAATCTAAAAGTTATGTTAACCTAAAACCAGGACAAATCAAGGAAACTCTTGAATTTTAGGTTTATTACGGCTTAATAACTTAAAAGTCAGGAGTGATTAAATGAATAAAAAATATTTTCTAGCAGCCATGTACCTCCGTCTTTCAAGGGATGACAGTGATGTCGGAGATGTGACAGACAAGGATGGTAGAATGAAATCCGAGAGTAACAGTATCGGAAATCAGAGAGAGCTGATCAGAGCCTTTATCCATGAACAGCAGGATATCGAATTGTATGATATTTATGTTGATGATGGGTTTTCGGGCAGTAATTTCGACAGACCAGAATTTAAAAGAATGATAAGTGACATCGAAGCAGGAAAGGTGAATTGCGTCATTGTAAAAGACCTTTCTCGTTTTGGGCGTGACTATATTGAATCCGGGAGATATATACAAAAAATCTTCCCGGCTCTTTCTGTGCGTTTTATTGCGCTGGCAGACCATTATGACAGTTTTCATGCGGATGCAGGGGAGAGTGGTATTGTTCTTCCGGTCAAAAACTTCATTAACGATTCCTATTGCAGAGATATTTCCACAAAAGTGAAAAGCCAGTTTGAAGTAAAGAGAAAGAATGGGGAGTGTATTGCTCCGTTTGCCCTTTATGGGTACAGAAAGGCAGATAACAACAAAAATCAGCTTGTGGTGGATGATTATGCAGCGGAAATTGTGCGTAAGATTTTTAACTGGAAAATGGAGGGTATGGCGGTTTCAGCCATAGCGGATAAATTGAATGAACTTGGTATCCTTTCACCCAAAGAGTATAAGAAGTCCACAGGCGCAAATTACAGAGGGGGATTTTCCGGTGCAGTAAAATCCATGTGGAGCAGTGCTACGGTAAAGCGAATACTGACAAATGAAATGTATCTCGGTCACATGGTGCAGGGAAAAACAGAAAAGATAAATTATAAGTTGAAGAAAAGTGTGGAAAAACCTGAAAAAGATTGGGTTAAGGTGGAAAATACCCATGAGCCGATCATATCGGAAGATGTTTTTCTGGTTGTCCAAAACTTGTTGAAGGTTGATGGACGGGTGAGTCCTGTATCAGAGAAAAACAGTTTTTTTACAGGAATATTGTTTTGTGGGGATTGTGGAGAGCAGATGATAAGGCGGGTAAACCGCTATAAGAACACACAGAGGGTTTACTATATCTGTTCCACCAAAAACCGGGGTGAGGGCTGTACCAGACACAGCATACCGGAAGATGCACTAAAGCAGCTTGTATTGGAAATGGTAACGAAATATGCAAACTGTTTTTTGCAGGAAAAGCAGATGTTTGAAAAAGCTCTGGATATGGAAACTAATTTTGAGTCCATAGTCCATTATGATACTGAAATTGCAAGATTAAAGGAAGAACAGGATAAATATTATTCTCTCTGTTCGGGCTTATATGAGGACTTGAAAGAGGGGATTATCACAAAGAGCGAATTTGAACGTCTGCACAGCGAGTTTAAAAGGAAAGCCAGAGAATTTGAGGAAGCACAGAAAAAACAGGAGCTTATGATTAAGGAACTGTTTAAGAATGGTGTCATCTCTGCAGCAAGGCTCAAGACCATGCAGGATTGTGCAGAACTGAGAGAGATAGACCGTTATACTCTTTGCAGTATGGTAAAGAAGATTTTAGTATATGAAAACCACAGAATTGAAATTGAGTTTTATTATACAGATCAGTATCGCATTATGCGGGAAGTCAACAAGAGAATAAAAGACGAACAGAAGAAAAACTGTTTGGCAGAAAGGAGTGCATAAGAATGGGCAGAGTATCAAAACGAGGTAACTCGTTAAGAAAAACAACAGGCGTTCAGACAGAACAGAATGTGAAAGTCAGACGATACAGAGCCGGTATCTATGCAAGACTTTCAGCGGATCACGATGAAAGAAAAAATGAATCAGTGGAGGTTCAGATTGAGATTGCAAGGAAATATGTAGAAGAATTTAATCTGAAGAATACGGAAGAAATCATAGACATTATTGATTGTTATTCCGATTTAGGAAAGACCGGCAGCAATTTTGAAAGAGAGGGCTTTCTTAGGTTATTGCAGGATATAAGGCTTGGCGAGATAAATTGTGTCATAGTAAAAGATTTGTCAAGGTTTGGCAGAAATTACCTGGAGGCGGGTAATTACATTGAGAAGATATTTCCGTTTTTAGAAGTACGCTTCATTGCAGTTGCCGATGGGTTTGATACCGGAAAGGAAGGCAATGAGAATAAGCAGATGGCTTCCGAAATCAAGAACCTTGTAAATGACATGTACGCAAAGGATTTTTCCAAAAAGGCTAAGCTGCATTTAAAACAGAGGAGAGAAGAAGGCTCTTATGTTGGCGGTCCTCCACCTTATGGATATATGGCAGAATGGAGCGGAAAACGGCGTAGATTGATACCGGATGAAAATACGGTGGATATTGTTCGCTTTATATTTGAGAAATTCGTTGAAACGGAAAGCTATACTGCGGTTGCGGATGAACTGAACCACAGACAGATCAATCCCCCTTCTCTGTATAAGAAAACAAAAGAAGTTTACTATACACCCGAAGCAGGAGCATATAAAGGGTGGGATAAGAGCGCAGTGGAGAGAATTCTGAAAAGTGAAACCTATACAGGAACTCTGGTGCAGGGAAAAACAAGTATAACGGCAAGGGATGAGAAGAACCGTATTCATAAGCCGGAAGATGATTGGGTGATTACAAAGGATGCACATGAGCCATTGGTTGACAGGGAGTTATATCAGAAATCGGTGGAAATCAGAGAAAAAATGAAGGAACGCAAAGCTTCTTATAATCATCCAACGAAGGGATATCCGATTGGGGAAAACATTTTTGATGGTGTACTGTATTGTGGAGTATGCGGCAGAAAAATGACAAGAAGCAGCTATGTAAAGCACTATGCAGATGGGGAAAAAGCAAGGCTTGACGGATATTTCTGCTTAAACAGCGGACAGACGAAAATTAAAGTGTGCCGGGACTCTAACCGTATTTCAAAGAATGAGTTGGTGGATATATTGTTACCTCTTATCCGTATGGAATTTGCAGTTTTCCTGAACAAGCCAAAGCATTACATGGAGTATGGCAAAGAAAGAATTGCAGAGATGGTTAAGAAGGCGGAAGCAAGACTAAGAGAAACAGAGGCAAAGCTGAGACGTTCTCAGGAGGAAGAAAGCTGTGTATATATTGACTACCGTGCTGGGAAAGTTCCACAAAAAGAATATGTGGCATTTAAGATGAAGCAGGCGGACATACTGGAAGATCTGAGAAAACAGCAGGAAAGTCAGCAGCAGGAAATAAGAGCATTGGATAAACTCTCCGGAAAATATATGGCAGCTATTAAAACCCTGTTAAAACTGAAAAGTGGCAAAGAGCTTACAAAGGATATGATAGAGGCGTTTATTTCAAAAATATATGTTTATCCGGGCAAACGTATAGAGGTTATATTTACCTTTACAGCAGACTGTATGGAAGGGGTGAAGTAGAATGAAGCGTTTGGCATTATATTTACGGTTATCCTTAGAGGACGAGGGAGAAAAGGACGAGAGTAATAGTATAAGCAATCAGAGAAAGCTGATATATGAGTACATACATCACGATTCCGAATTAAGCGGGTATGAGGCTGTGGAGTTTAGTGATGATGGCTTCTCCGGCGCTAATATGAATAGACCGGGGATGCAAAAGTTGTTAAAGGAGGTAAAGGCAAATAATATCAGATGTATCATTGTAAAGGATATGTCCCGTTTTTCAAGAGATTATATTGAGATGGGTACTTATCTGAACCAGATATTCCCTTTTATGGGCATTCGTTTTATCGCTATCAATGACCATTATGACAGCAGGGAACATCACGGAAGTACCATAGAGATTGATACCGCATTTCAGACACTTTTATATGATCTTTACAGCAGGGATGTATCGGTTAAGGTAAAGGCTTCGATTGAAAATAAGTGTGCAAAGGGAGAATATGTTTTCGGACAGGTTCCCTTTGGATATGAAAAAAGCAAAGAAATAAAAAATGCTGTTATCGTGAATAAAAAAGAGGCAGAAATTGTGCGCTATATCTTTTCCCTTGCGGTGCAAGGGAAAACCAGCACACAGATAGCAAGACAGCTTTATGAGGAAAACGTACCTACCATTACTCAGATGCGTAATCCGGAAAAGAAATATACAGACGGTAAGGTCCATTCATGGAGTGTAACTGCTATCAGAAAAATATTGAATAACCGTTTTTATCTCGGAGAAATGGCATATGGAAAATCGGTCAGAAAGTCCGTAGGAAGTCAAAACGGTATTGCTGTACCGAAAGAAGATTGGAAAGTAATTCGGAATCACCACGAGGCACTCATTTCAGAAGAAATATATGAGCAGGTATCGTCATTCAGACTGGATTATTCTACAAAAAGAAACAGAGAGAAGCATCCGCTTACAGGGAAATTGTATTGCGGTGGATGCGGTTATTCCATGATTTATAAACCGCTGCACGAAAAGAACCGTTACAGGCGGTTTGAGTGCCGAAAACATGCTCTGTTGCAAATCCCGGATTGTTGCACTTACATGAATGCTGATCTATTCGAAGAAACCGTATTGATGATGCTGAATAAAGAGTTAATGCTTCGTGGAAATGCCATGAAACAGAATGAAAGCCTATCTTCATTTCAACGGGCAGGCATCCAGTCATTGAAAAAGAAACTGGAGGAATGCAGACAGGAACAAAAGCAGATTCGGGCAGAAAAGGATAATTTGTATGAACAGTATGCTTTGAAAGCAATCAGTAGTGAGGAGTATCAGAAACGTTCAAACGGGCTGACAGAGCGCTTATCTTCATTATCCGTAAAGGAATCTGATACAGCGGGAAAGCTTTCTGGATTGGAAAGCGAATACCAGAAAGCAGAGGCTGATATGAAGCAGATTATCCGGTATTCGCATATTGAAGAACTGACGCAGGAAGCGGTTGATACTTTTATTAGAAGAGTTTATGCTTATAAAGACAAAAGGATAGAGATTGAGTTGAATTTCAGTATGGATTGCGGAGTAAGTCAGGCAAATGGAACTTAGCAATAACTATTCATCAATTTTTACAGGACTTAGCAACTATTTCACATTAACCCAACGAAGTTATGCAGGATGGCGAAATTTTTATTTGAAAAAAATAAAAAAAGTTCGTAGCAATAACTTGACATCAACGGGATATGGCAGACTGTGCGTGGCAGACAGCCTGCCACAGACAGGAACATCAGAATGAACGGTAGTAGTTACGCATTGGAAACAGTTCCGGAACCGGAAGGAAGGAAAACAGATGAAATAACATCAAGAATCCCCCTGTTTTGTTACTATTGTATAGAAATGGATGGCCAATTTGTGTAAAAAGGCGCATTGAAAGCATAGTAGTAAAATGCTACTATGATTATGAACAATCGTTTGCGCATGAAAAACAGACTCTGGAAGACATAAAACAGACGGATTGCGCAGAGAATGGGGTGAATGAGATGAACAACAATTCCGGCAACGACAAGACGATGACGATCCATGATGTGGCAAGAGAACTGGGGGTATCTGCCAGCACCGTATCCAGGGCGATCTCAGGGAAAGGGCGTATCGGCGCGGCTACGAGGGACCGGATCCTTGCTTATATCGAAGAACACGGCTTTTATCCAAATGCGGCGGCACGGAGCCTGGCACAGTCCCGGACCAATAATATCGCGATCATCCTTCCGGAAGTGAATACTCTGGTGGATATGCCTTTCTTCCACACTTGTATGTATGGAGTGGAAGAGGTGGCACAGGCTAATGATTATGACATTATTGTGGTAACGACGAACGGAAACGATACCAAACCACTGGAGAGATTGATCAAAAACCGTAAAGTGGACGGAATGATCCTTACCAGGACTTATGAGAACGACAAATATGTGAAATTTCTGAAACAAAAGCAGATTCCCTTTGTGGCAGTTGGAAAATTCCCGGATGATGATGTGGTACAGGTAGACCATGATAATGTGGGAGCCTGTAAGGAACTGGTGACGGTTCTGTTTGCTAAGGGGATTCAGAACATTGCCTATCTGGGAAGCAATATGGACCAGATGGTAAACCGCTGCAGGTATCAGGGATATGAGGAAGCCTACCGCAAGGGAAAGCGGAAGCTGAACCAGGACCTGGTCTACACGGATCTAAGCAGCAGGGCTATGGTGGAAAAAGCGGTGGAAGAGCTGAAAAACAGCGGTGTGGAGTGCATTCTGTGCCAGGATGACTACATCTGTGATGAAGTGGTCAGAAAGCTTGCCCGCATGGGCGTGAGAATCCCGGACCAGATGAAGGTGGCATCCTGCCATTACAGCCGCATTCTGGAAAATTATCCTGTTACGATCACATCTTTGAAATTCAATATCACAGAGCTGGGCAGAAGATCCTGCCAGGTGCTGTTGGATATGATCCATGGCAAAACAGTACCGGACAAAACACTTTTGGACTATGAGATCATCCTGAAGGAGTCTACAAAAGGGTGAGTTGGAGTGTGAAAATCACAATCTGGAAAAACGTTTTCCTCAATTTAACTCAAAAAAATTATAAAAAAAGCATTTTTTTCAAAAAACAGGATGTGCTGCAAACCCAGTAAAATCAAGGGTTCCAAAAGACGGTTGTGCAAAATGCACAATTTTTGACTGCAATATCAGTCATTATTATAAATTG